CAAAGCAGTCCGAAAGGTAGAGCAGGTTTGCGAATCAGAGCATGGACTTGCGTGGCTTGCGGTACAACCCACGACCGCGACATCAACGCGGCCAAGAACATCCTCGCGCTCGGACATGAGCGTCTCGCTGGAGGAATCCCCGTCCTTTAGGGCGGGGAGGATGTCAAGGTAAGTACCGGGCTTGCCGGAATCACTGCGCTCGAATCTAATTCTGTTCATAAGTTTGTTTGCTTGGTTGAAATCTGAAAAAAGCTGCCCTAAGGCAGCTTTCCCTCATTCGATATTCAAGAATCCTGAATGCACAACTGGAGCTTCTCCCCAGTTTCAGGGTCAAAGTTGAGAATCAAAATCTCGTCGATTTTCTTGGGTTTGTGACCTGCGATTACGCCCATCGTGTAAGTGGTATGCACCTGCTTGAATATCGCGCCCTTGAAAATTTGCCGAATCTCCGGCACGTCATTCAGCGACACCATCCACTTGGCTTGGGTGCAGACCAATTGATCGCGCAGGCGGTAATAGTCCTCGCAATCCCAGTAGGGCGGGTCGATGTAGAAAAACGTGTCTGGGGTGTCGTGGCGCTCGATGATCGTGGCGTAGGGCTTGTTTTCGATGGTCACTGACCGCAGGCGCTCGTGCGCCAAACCCATGTTTTCTTCCAGCCGCAGCAGGTTGATCCGGCTGGGCTGGTAAGTGCTGACAGCCATGTGCGGGGTCGCCACTTTTGAGCCATAGGCCAGTTTGTTTTTAGGGTTTCGGGGTTTTCGGCGACGACGCGCTCGAACTCCTCACGGCTTGCCAGCATCCAGCGGAACGACCGGCAAAACTCTTCGGAATGAAAGCGCAGGACACGATACAGGCGGGCGAGATCGCCGTTGATGTCGTTCAGAATTTCATGCTGGCTGGGCGTTTTTTTGAACAACACCCAAGCGCCGCCAGCAAAGGGTTCGACGTAAACCAAGTGCGGTGGAATCAGCGGGATGATCGCTTTGGCAAGCTGGCGCTTGCCGCCGACCCAGCCGATCGGCGAGCGGCCAGCGGGGTTGTAAGAGGGTTTATCAGTAGAGTTCATAACAGCGTCCTTTTGTCCAGTCTGTTCGACGGACATGCTTTGGGATAGCCTTGCTGTCCCGCTAGTGGGGGGATCAACTTTGGCGAAAACAAACAGGCTTGTTCTGTTTGCGAGTACCGGTGGTGACGTTATTCGCAGTAGTGCCACCACCGTTGGTCTTTTAGAGCGTTTCCGGGGGTGGCGCTCCTGGGTCTTGGTGAACACGCGGGTCATCGAGTACAGCTTCGATGCCGCAGTGATAGTTGTCCGTGGGTGAAACTCTGCGCACCAGCGCATTGATGGGCTGGCTTTGCTGGGTTGATAAAACGTATTGAGTGCCTTGGGTTACAAAACTCGGCACGGTTAAATTGGCGATGTCATCTGCATCGCCTCTGCTGCACGAAATGGCGGCACTCGGCTGGCCGTTGGGCTGGCAAAATCGAATCGAGAACTGCGTGGCTGATGACCAGTTGAACTCGGTATCTAGCCGCACACTTTGCGGGCTAAAGGCCAAAACACTGCCCGCTTGACCCCAGTCAGCTGTGTTGTTTTGCACAACAATCAGGCTGCCGAATTGCGGGATAAACCCCTCCATCTCGGTCGAGAATTGCAGGTTCAACCGGCGATACAACGTATCTCTCAGAATAAAATTGGCTTCACGCCATGCTTGCGCACGGCTGGTGCAGCCGGTCAGTGCCACGGTTCTGGCATTGACATCTGAGCCTGCCAATATCGATTTTTTCTGAAATGAGATCGGGTCGTAGTACTCAACAGACACGCCGGTTGGGGTTTCTGGCGTGATCAAATTGAAATCCATCTTAAAGCTGTCTTCAACGGTGTTTCGATCAGAAAACATCACTTCGGCAAACGGGCGCGGCTCGTCGCGCATCATCGAGAAATTGCGACCGTTATAAATGGGTGTAGCACGGCCACAGCGGGCAACCGTCTGGAGTGCTTCCCACAAGGTTTGACTGCGGTTGAAATAGCCATTAAAGCCGTCGCCACGGCTTTGCCAGAGGGTGTCGAGGGCTTGTAATTGCTCTAAATCAAGTTCGGCTGGCGGGCGGTTGCCTGCATAGTCGGCCATGACCAGATCAGCAAATGCCCATGCCACCGCACTTGTTACAGTCGGGGCTGACCAACCGCCATTTTGATAAATCTTCAATCGACGCTGAAAAATGCCATTCAATAGACGGCTACCGCCACCAGACAATTGCCCACTGGCGCGCATTTTTACCGCTAACACCGTGCGGTCGTTAAATACCGCATTGGCATCGTTCGGACTGTTGTTGATAAAACCCTTCAGCCCCGTCCATAAACATTGATCTTGGCTGCGCGTTGTGTTTTGTGTAGCGGATAACCTACGCATCCGCACTTGCACCCTGCCGGACAAATCAATTTCGTAATAGCGGGTGTATCGTTGTGCCGATATTTGTGCAGCGGTAAAGGTTTCGACAATGGCTATCCAATTATTGCTACCGACTGCGGCATACTCAATTTGAATCGAAACCGACAAGGGCAGCAAACTTCCATCGGACGCAGTGTTATACAGACCACGGCTGAACTCGATATCGATACCGATGCGGTTGATCTGGGTGCCGGGCAGGTTGGCATTAAACGGCCCGACAGAGTCGTGTTGCAAAATAACCACCGATCTTGTTTCACGATCATTGGGTTCGCCGCCCAAAGAAGTGGTGTAATCCGGCGACTCTGTAATGAGCGTCCGGTTCAGTACCAGCGAGCCAGGCGCGGCTGAAACAATCGTGTAGAGACCATCATTGGCACGCGACCCACTGACCCTGATCGATTGACCAGACACAAACCCAGAAAACACTGGAGATTCGGCATCGATATGCGTTCCATCAAAATACAAGCGAGAGGGTGGTGTTTGCGTAGTGGTATTTCCGCCTTCTATTTCAATTTGACGAATCTCGTCATTGGTGACGACGTTGCAATGAAAAAGCGTAACGGTTTGTGTGGGCTGCAAAAGTTGATAGGTTATTTCTTTGAATGATTGAATATCCGTATCGCCAATGAATAGTTTTTCTAAATCAGCGTGACCCAAGGTAATACACATCAGTTGATAGATGTATTGTTCGTTGTTTAGATATTCTGTCCACGGTTGTGATATTAAATCTGGAAAGATTCTAAAGCGTCCATACAGCACTGGAATGGCTTCTTGTAGTCTGGCTTGGTTCTGGCCGGAGGCGATATTGAAAACAGAAGATTTGTCGTTGTTCTGAAAATCAGACGACGGCGGAATGTCCACCAACGAGCCAGTGAGGTAATTTCCTGCCGCTTGAACCACGGCTCGGACGGCCAAGTTGGCTGCGGAAAATACAGGAAAAAAAATCGACAGAACCCGACGAACTCCGCTAGACATGGCCTAGATACCGCAGGTATTGAATACGGCCAAAACCTAAAACATGCAGCGTTGCTGGTGCCTGCGCCACTACTGCCCCAAACTGCTGACTGGCGTGAATGACAAAACCCCTGGCATACAGCCCTAAATGAGTGGCATGGACTTTATGCGCCATTGTCACCACACAGCCATCTTCCGGTGCTTCCAAAATCAGCCAATCGCTATCAATAGCCTCTTTGATCGATTGCATGATTTTCTTCACTTCGTGGGGCTGGTGCGGATAATCTGGTAAAGCAATCGAGAATTCATTGAGATAGACCTGTTGAATCAGCGACCAGCACGTCACTCCGTTGGTTTCATTTTCGGCCTTCCATGGCAGACCAATGTATTTCTGTACCCAAATAGATGCGTCTTTCATCTTTTTAATCCGGGTGTGTTTTCAGTGGTATAGCGTTTGCTGGGAAAAGGTTTGTTCACGACATCAGCACTACTGGCGCGTGCTGATAGCAAGGTTTTAGTCAAGCTGATTTCCGATAACGTGGTTTTCTCCGGCGGGACAAACAGAGGTGCCGTCAGGTCATCCGACAGATAGCTGCGAAAAATACAGGCAATCGGGATTGATGAATCCCTTAGATTAAATATCGGCTTGAAGAAAACATTGCCGATATTGTCGATTTCCAGTCTGCGCTCGATGCGACCGTTGTCGTCTTTGCTGGGCGGCGTGGTTTTGAAATTACCCGCCATGAACTCCACAATTTCACCGGTTTCGAGCTTTACGGTACGCGGCTGATAGTCCTGCACTAACCGTATCGGCGCATCAAAGCTGGGATGGTTTAGCTCCAAACATCTCAGTTCAATGATTTCTGCACTGGTATTACCAGCGGCAAATTCAGCGAATTGTGTTGGCATCAAAGCACCCCGACCGCGACAATCGGCACGCCGTCGTGGGCGTAGCGAATGCGACCGAATTTTTTCCGGTGCAGTTTGTTGCTGAGATCAAAATCATCGTCCGACACGATTTTTGCCGTGATTTCGCCGGTTTCGCCTTTTGCTGGGATCAGCCAATCGCCGACTTGCCAGCCTTCCGGCGCGTTCAGCACTGGTACGGTGCCGCAATACGCAACGATGCACATATCGGCTTCGCACTCCGCAATATCGGCTTGGAATTGCGCTAAATCAGCCTCGAACTTTTCGTAGTCCTGCTGATATTGTTGTTTTAGGTTTTCGCAGTCTTTTTGCCATGCGTCGTATTTTTCTTGATTTTGCGCGTGTTCATCTTCGATAAATAGCGGTGGTTCGGGCAGTGTTGGTTCAGCGGGCGGCATGGGGCGGTCGCCCAAATGC